GCTGTAATTACGGAAGTCATTCGACATTCCGAAAATCCTGAGGAAGGGGAAACCATCATTATGGAATCTAATGAAATCATCCATTCTGCTCGAGATATCATTCTTCAAGATCAGAAGGATAAACCATCACTGCTAGATCGCATTCAGCATGCTGATGAAGGTCAAGCTGCTAGCGAACTCGACGCTGTTCTTGAGACATTATCTCCAGAACAACAAGAAGCAGTTGCACTTATCGTTGACGCCGCTGCTGAAAGCGCTGCGGAAGCTGCTGCAGAACAAGTTCTTGATGAAATTGACGAACTTGCTGCTCAAGAAGAGGACATCGATGAAGAAGTAGACGATGACTCTGAAATCGAACAAAACGACAATGAAGGAGAAAAGTTAATGCATTTTAACGCTTTCGAAGGTGATACTCTCACTCATAGCCAAGCTGCTACTATCAAAGATCAACTTACCCATGCTATGGAAGTTGCTAAACAATCAGGTCGCAAAGTTTCTCACGTTCTCGCTGAATTGGGACAAGACGAACTGAAACATTCAATGAACAACGTTGAATTGTTGTTCCCAGAACACACTCTTACTGGCGGTGGAGTACAAGTAATTTACTCTAACAACACTGCTACGGAACATATTCTTGGTGCTGTTACAAAAGTACCTACTGCTTTTGTTAAGTCTATCATGTCAGACCTGTCTGATCTTTCTGAAGAAAATCTTCGTGCGAAAGGTTACATCAAGGGTAACCAAAAGAAAGAACAAATCATTTCTTTCCTTACTCGTAAGACAGATCCTAAGACAATCTATAAGAAACAATCAATCGACCGTGACGACGCTATCGATATGGGTCAACAATTGAACGTTGCTGCTTTCTTCCAACAAGAAATGCGTATGAAACTGAACGATGAAATCGCTCAAGCAATTCTTGTTGGGGACGGACGTGCTACTGGTTCACAAGACAAGATCGATGAAACCAAGATTCGTCCGATCTCTAAAGATGACGACTTCTACACAATCAAGACTAAATATGATTCTAAAGTATTGCTTGATATCTTCGAAACTGTCGCTAACCAAAAGACTAAGATGCATGGTTCAGGAACTCCAACCCTGTATGTAAACCCAACATTCTTGGTTAAACTTCGCTTCTTGCGTAACAAGAACGAACAATGGGTGTTCGGTGGACAACAACCTGCTACTACAGAATACCTCGCTTCACTGTTTGGTGTTAAAGAAATCGTTGAAACTAACTTCTTGAAGGAAGATGAAATGATCATGGTTAACTTGGCAGACTACCAAGTAGGCACAAACCAAGGCGGTCAAGTGACTTCATTCGAAGACTTCGATATCGACTACAACAAGCAGAAATACTTGATTGAAGCTCGTCTTTCAGGTGCTCTTGTACGTGCTAAAGCGGCTGTGTACTTCACACCTAAAGAAGCTGCAGCTGTAGTTCCTGGCGGCTAATCATGAAGCTAACGGGCATCGCTGGGTTTGAACTTGATCAAGTCGAGCGCGAAGACATGCCCAGCGTTTTCGAGAGTAAAGTCGTGACCAAGAAGTTTCGCGGAGAGCTTCTTAGTCAGACTTGGCGTAATCAAAATAGCGACAAATCCACTAATGATAATTTGCTAAACAATAACAGAATCTCCCTTGTTATTAATAAGTTCTTCATGAGCAACATTGCAAATCTAAAATATGTGGAATATAATGGTGTTAAATGGAAAGTTGAGTCTTTCGATATTAAATCACCAAGAATTTACATTACATTAGGAGGAGTCTATAATGGTTAAAAATCGTCGAGATTTTCTGGATAAGAAACTCCGTGAAGTTTTAAAAGAACACAGCTACGCTCTCTACTATAATTCGACGTCAAATACAAAAATCACATACCCATGCGTCATCTACAAGCTTTCTGACAAGCAGTCTAGGTTTGCTGATGACGTTAGGTATTTTCATAGAGACATGTATCAGGTAACTGTTATCTCGAAACTACCAGATTCGCCGGTAGTTGAAGATATTATGGAGAAATTCCAAAATGTTACATTTGATTCAAACTATGTTATTGATAATTTGTATCACTCAATTCTTACTATAACACAAAGCTATTAGGAGGATTTAAATAATGGCTGAACTTAAATATCTTGAAACTGGTTCTCGTATTTATGAAACTGGTGTTTCCAAAGGGGTCTTGTTCGTTATGGGCGACACTGGTACATACAACCAAGGTGTTGCTTGGAATGGTTTGACTAACGTTCAAGAATCTCCAAGTGGTGCTGAAGCGAATGACCAATACGCTGATAACATTAAATACCTTTCATTGACTGGTGCAGAAAACTTCGAAGGTACTATCGAAGCGTTTAGCTCACCTAAAGAATTCGACCAATGTGATGGTATGGCTGAAATCGTAGCAGGTGCTAACGCTCACCAACAAAACCGTCGTCCATTTGGTTTCGCTTACCAATCAATCATCGGTAACGAAGTTAAATTCAACGAATACGGAACTAAACTTCACTTGTGGTATGGATGTAAAGCTGCTCCATCTGAACGTCAACACCAAACAGTATCTGATAGTCCAGAACCAGCAAATCCATCATGGTCAATCACTTCTACTCCAGTAGACGTACCAGGATTCAAACCAACTTCAGTAATCACTGTTGATTCTACTAAAGTTGAAGTTACTAAATGGAAGAAGCTCATTGCTAAAGTCTACGGTGACGAAACAGGAAATGCTACACTTCCTACACCAGCAGAAGTTATCAACTTGCTTAAATAATTAATCGAATAGGAGAACTACATGTTAAAGCAAAAAATCAATTATGAAGGTTTTGACGGTCCAGTGACCACTGAAGAATATTTCAATCTTACTCGTATTGAGCTGATTGAATTCCAAGGACGACATGGCGGTAAGGAGATTGAAGCTCGTATCAACGAAATTCAAAAGAACGAAGATTTGACCGCTTTGTACGCTCTCCTCAAGGATCTTATCCTTTCCGCCTATGGTAAACGTGAAGGTGACCGGTTTGTCAAGAACAAAGAAGTTCGCGATGAATTTGGACAATCTCTTGCGTTTGGTCAATTGATCGAAGATCTTCATGAAAACGAAACCTCTATGCTAACATTTGTTAAAGGAATTCTTTCATCTATTAAAGGATTGGACGAACTCGTTAATAAAGAAGCATTACAACAAGGCTAATCGTTTCGCCGATGGGAATTACTCATCGGCTTTTTTTTAAATTGAGGTATGATCTATGAAACACGATTTCTTATATATCGAAGTTGACTCTTTGTCGCTTTTTGATGAAGAAAACCAAAGATTCATTGATAGACCTAAGCAAAAAGTAGAATTTCGATACACTCTAAAGAATTTAGATGAGTGGGAATCAAAACATAAGAAGAGATTTCTTGATAACAAGGATCTTACTGATGACGAACTTTTAGATTTTATTAAGATAATGTGTACGGATAAGAACTTTGACTTTAACCGGTTGGATGTCGATCAGTATAACAGAATTATACAATATGTCTATAAGGATGTACCATCAGCAACGGTCTTACCTAAAAGTAAAAAGAAGTCTAAAGCTGGACAACGACAGTCCGTGTTTACCTCAGAGATACTATATGCTCATATGGCTATTAATGGAATACCATTTGAATGGGAAAATAGAAATCTGAATAAGCTAATGTTGTTGATTAATACTGTTAACTCATTACAAGCTCCGCCAGAGAAGATGTCTAAGACTGAAGCTATGGACGAACAAAGATCCATCATCGAACAACGACGAGCCGAAGAAGCTCGATTGTATAAAGAGATGGAAGAGAAGGAGAAACAGAATGCAAATAACATCTAGCGGAGATTTCAACAATATTGAAGCTTGGTTGAAACGTACTGTTAAGAAACAGAATTCCGGTCCTGCAGAAGAGTTAGCTAAGATGCTAACTAATAGATTGTCGGAGACAACTCCCGTTGGTAGTGGAAAGACTGCTTCTTCTTGGGATTACACAATCAATCAAAATGGTGACAATATTGTTATAGAGATAACAAACTCCAATATAAACAAAGGGGTTTCAATCGCTCGAATAATTCACTATGGTCACGGAACAGGAACTGGTGGGTATGTTCCACCTAGACCATATATTACCCAAGCGATAAATGATGTATGGTCATCTCGCGTAGGTAAAATTTTAGAAGAAATGATTAAATAGGAGACAATATGGCAGGATATGTTGATGAAAAAATTGCCAAAGTCACCTTAGACAATAAAGGCTTTACTAAAAATGCTCAAGATACAATGTCTGCATTAGATAAGCTAAAAGCAGCATTCGCTAAAGTTAGCGGAAAAGGTGCTGCTGATAATGTTGCCAAGGACATGGCTAAAATGAATCAGGCAATTTCAAGTTCAACAGAAAAATCGAATGGCCTATTATCTCGTCTTAGAAATATCTTTAAACAAAATACTGATAATATGGATACCAGTGGTGCTGGAAGATCCATTGAACAGATGAATACCGATATTGCTAGTAAGACTAGTAAAACTGGAGGTATTCTTGCTCGTTTGAAAAGTATATTCAGAAAGACGGATGACGGTAACAGTTTTTCGAGAACCTCTGGTGAATTTGATAAACTAAATGCAAAAGCTGGAGGAATAAATCTTAATCCTCTGACAAGTGCATTTTCTTACGCTTCAGCATCTGTTCAAAACTCATTATCCGTTATGGATATAGCAATGGGTAATGTGATCGGAAACATGATGCAACGAGCGATCCAATTTGGGTCTCAATTCTTTAGAGGACCTATGGATGGTTTGACTGAGTATAAAGATAAGCTCGGATCAATTCAAACTATCATGACAAATACTGAATGGGAAATCCCAGACCAAACTATGCGTATGCGCAAGACTTCTAAAACCTTAGAAGACCTTAACCAATATGCAGATAAGACCGTATATTCATTTGCCGATATGACAAGAAATATTGGTACATTTACGGCAGCGGGTGTTGGACTGGAAGATTCGGCAACCGCTATTAAAGGTATTTCCAACTTGGCTGCTGCTTCAGGATCAAACACCCAACAAGCATCAATGGCAATGTATCAGTTATCACAAGCACTAGCATCTGGTAGAGTAGGTCTTCAGGACTGGAACTCTGTAGTAAATGCTGGTATGGGTGGTAAACTGTTCCAAGATCGATTGACCGCTATGGCAGAGAAAATGGGCCAAGCTCGTGACACTACTAAATCTTTCCGTGACTCATTGAAAGATGGATGGTTAACTTCTGAAGTCTTAATTGCAACTTTGAAGGAAATGTCTATCGATGAACAAATGCTCAAGGCAGCCACGGAAGTTAAGTCGTTTGGACAATTAGTTGATACTGTTCAAGAAGCTATTGGTTCTGGATGGGCTCAATCTTGGGAATATTTGCTTGGTGGATTCGAAGAAGCCAAATCAATGTGGACCAATATTGGTAATATTGTAAATCCATTTTTACAAGACGACCAAGGAACATATTTCGATACCGTTCTAGAAATGGAACGTTCGCTCGGTAACTATCGAAATGCTATGTTGAAAACATGGAAAGACATGGGTGGCCAACAAGCATTATTTGATGGTATCACTAATGCAATTAAATTCGTTGTAAATTCCCTGTCTAGTTTGCGAGAAGGTTTCCGGGAAGTGATCGGTACCTATAAAGAGTCGGCAGCGGTATTGACACAACTAACATTTCAATTTAAAGATTTTACTAAATCTTTAGCAGAGAATGTTTATATTCAAGGTACTTTAAAATCTATTGGTAGAGCATTCGGTACAGCATTTGAATTTGTCGGTACAGTACTTGGAAAAGTAGCTTCGGGTATTAGTTCTGTTTCTGGATCTGGAAATGGATTAATCCTAACATTTAAACAAATCGCTGATGGTATTACTCAATTCTTAAACGGATTACTACAATCAAACAATGTTATGACCGGTTTTGTCAATATTGGTAAGACCATTGGAAATGTGTTTGGTATACTTATATCTATATTCAAGATAGCGGTAACTATAATCGGACAGTTCTTCTCGGCATTTACTGGCGGAGACGGTTCCGGTTTCAAAGATTTTACTGGTACCCTTGCTGATATTACTGGTAAAATTAGAGAGTTCACAGAAAAGTTAGAACAATCAATTAAATCCGTCGGCTTATTCAAATCGATGGGTGCGATTATCAAAGGAGTCTTTGATCTTATTGGTAGTGCATTTTCTGCTATTACTGGGAAGTTCAAAGAATTCAAGATCCCAGAATTCAATGCTGAAGGAGGATTCTTTGATAAACTAAAGACCTATGTATCCGATGGTGCTTCTGGAGTAATGAATGCTCTCGGAAATACGTTCGGTAAGATAGGCGAGTTTCTAGGTAAAGTCTATGACGAATTAAAAGGGTTTGTTAAAGGAATTGGCGAATTCCTTAAAGATATTCATGCTGCCGATTTAGCAACGGCTATTGTCAGCTTATTTGCTATTGACAAATACATCAAAGGGACAAGTCTAAAAGAAGGCCTTGTCGATAAGATTTTCGGTAATATAAAAGAAGTACTTGGTAAATTTACCGATGATGCTAAGTCATTTAAAGATAGTTTCATAGAAATTTTCGACGGATTTGGCAAATCATTGAATGCATTTACTAATATGGTAAATGTTACCTCGTTACTACTTATTGCTGCAGCAGTTGGTATATTAACACTCTCAATCAAAGAGTTATCCAAAATGGATATGCCATCTCTTTCTAGAGGTCTTATTGGTGTTGGTGGGGCATTCTTGATCTTAATGTCCGGAATGAAGAAGATGTCCGCAATTGCAGCAGGTATGCCTAAGGGTGGTGCCACCACAATGTTGGCTCTGGCTTTCTCTATGAAAATACTCGCTAGCGCCATGAAGAAGATAGCAGAACTAGATACCGAACAAGTAGGTAATGCTTTACTTGGATTATTCGGCGCTATGAAAATCATGGTTATGGGTATGAAAGGTATGGCTAGAGCTGGACAGGCTCAGACATCTATATTCCAAATGATTGGAATGGCTATAGCTTTGAGAATACTAGCCTCAGCAATGAATGCGTTGAAAGATTTCTCATGGGAAGAAATGATAAGATCCGCATTGGCTGTTGGTGGACTAATGATGGCTATGTCAATGTCCATGAAGTTGATGAAGGGAGTTAAAGTCCCTATCTCAACAATATTCTCAATGATAACTATGGCGTTGATGATGAAAGTCTTAGTTTCAGCTATGGCGGACGTCACTCGACTAGATCCGGCAAGATTAGTAGATGGATTTACTGGTGTTATCGGATTGATGGGTGCTTTGGTCTTAGCTTCTAGAATGATGAGTGGCGTTAAGATCAAAATGAGTGCAATGTTCGGAATGATTGCTTTCGTAATAGCGATAAAAGGATTGGTATCATCAGTTAAAGATATTGCTGAAATTAATCCGGAAAGAGCTATACCGGCTATGACTGGTGTAGGCGCTTTACTAGCAGTTCTTGCTGGAGCAACTAGAGTATTGTCTGGTGTTAAAGTTAATATGACTGCTATTTTTAGTCTTATTGCCTTTTCTGGTTCTGTGTTTATCTTAACACAGTCCATATTACCTCTAGCTAAATTACCTCTAGATAGTCTAGGAATTGCTATGACCGCAGTAGCAGCTATGATAGCTGGTTTAATTGCCGCATCATATGCATTACAAGGCGCTAAACCAAGCATTACAGCAGTGTTCTCTATGATCACATTCTCTGGCGGTATCTTCTTAATGACATTGGCTATTAAGAAGATTGCTGATATGGATCCGATGGGTCTGGTACAAGGTTTTGCTGGAATTACTGCTCTTTTAGGCATTCTTATCGGCGCTTCACATATGTTGAAGAGAGTTAAGTTAAATCCTACAGCTCTAATAACATTAGTAGCATTAGTTACTACGTTATTTGTGGTAATGCAAGGTCTACAACAACTAGCTAACCTTAAACCTGCTAATTTATTAGCCGCTACCGCTGCTGTTGCTGGAGTATTACTTTCTGTTGCTGCCGCTTCGGCTATTATATCTAAGACGTCTGGTACTGTACAACAAGCTGTAGCTACCGCAGGTATCCTTGGGTCATTCGCGAGTCTATTACGGGCAATAGGTGAGACTCTAGAAAAAGTAGCTGCCCTCAGCTGGCAAGGTGTACTTTTGGCAATGGGATCTATAGTAGCCGTTATGGCTATGTTAATCATAGTGTTAAAGAAAACCGCTAATATCGATGGTGACGTTGGTGAGTTGGTAGCATTGTCTGCGGTTCTTTATGCTGCCGGAGAGTCATTATCCAAAGTAGCAGCACAACCTTGGCAAGGTATACTTGCTGCAACAGTCGCTATGGTTGCTGTCATGGCATCGTTGGGTATAGCGATGAAAGCTATTTCGGCCCTACCCGCTTCAGCTGCTGGTAAACTAGCACTTCTAGCAGCTTCCTTAGTTTTATTAGCAGTTCCAATTTACATGTTATCGACACTTAACCTCGTCGCTGTAGGGGTCGGATTACTTGCGCTTGCTGGTAACTTAGCAATATTACTAGGCGCTGCTGCTTTGGCAGGACCGCTATCGGGTGGTTTAGCTGCTTTATCTGGAGCTCTTCTAAGCTTTGGGGTGTCTAGTGTTCTAGCCGCATCATCTATTCTTATTGCTGGTCTAGGTTTCCTAGCATTTGCAACAGCATTGGCAACATTAGCAAAAGTTGCGCCTGGGGCATTCAAAGGAATTGTCGAAGGCCTTGACGTGGCTATGCAAACATTAGCTGCTAGAGGCCCATCTATGGTTGTTGCTGGTGTGCAGATAGTTAGAAACTTCTTGCACGGTCTTGCCGAACTATTACCAGATATAGTTAAAGCAGGCGTTGAGTTAATTACCAATTTCTTAAATGGTATGGCAGAGGCTATGCCACAATTATTCTCAGCAGCCGTTCGGTTGTTAACTGAATTTGCAAAATCTGTTATGGAAAATGCGGATATCTTGGTACAGACAGGTATTGAGATTGCCATTAAATTAACAGAGTCTATTGCGAACTCATTAACTAAGACAAAAGACAAATTGGTTCCAGCGTTAGAGAAGCTGTTCAAGATTATCCTTGATATCTGTTTGGCTCTTCTAGAGAAATTAATTGGACCTTTGCTCGAGGGAATTGTTAAAGTGCTACAACCAGTTGTAGACTTTATCATAAATATCCTTAAAGGCCTATCTGATATTCTTGCTCCTATTTTGGAACCTATCGCTGCAACTCTTATTGCGTTGTTCGAAGGTTTGGCTAGCATAATCAGATCTGTAGCTGATGTGCTTATCCAGTTATTCCAGTCCATAACATCAATAGTTCAATCTATTGCTGATGTTATTATTCAAATCGTACAAACTATAGAGTCCGTATTTACCACAATTGGTAATACAATCCAATCATTCTTTAATACATTACAAACATTATTCATGTCTATTGCCTCCATCGTGCAATCTGTTATAGATGGTATTGTTGGGGCAATTAATGGATTTGCGAATGTTATTAGAGGTATTGGCGATGCCATTTCTTCTATATTCCAAGGAATTGGACAAGCAATACAGTCAGTACTCCAAGGTATCGGTTCTATTATCGAGTCCGTTGGTAGCGCTATTAAATCTGTATTTGAAGGTGTTGGTAACGCTGCTAAGGCATTTGGAGAAGGTGTTAAAGCTGCTCTTCAAGGTGTTGCTGAAGTATTCCGCGGAATTGGTGATGGTATTAAGTCTGCATTTGAAGGTGTAGCTTCTATTATCGATGCTGTCGGTAATGCTGCCAAGAATGCCGGACAAGGATTCAAATTGTTCGCACAAGGCGTATCAATTATCGCTAAAGATGGTATTGCTGGTGCGGCTGGCATCACAGCTGTTGCTGCGGCAGTAACCGGATTAGGTTCTGCGTCATATGCTGGTAACCTTGTAGGATTTACAAAAGACTTGGGATCTCTTAAAGGAGTTATCGCTGGTCTTGCTGGTTCTGCTGGTGGTATCATGGCAATGTCTACTGGATTTATCATGATGAATGCTGCATTAGCGGGTCTTGCTGGAACTGTTCCTACAGTATCCTCAGCATTCCAGAACCTACAAACACCAATCACCACACTTGCTCCGGCTATCCCATCATTAGCAGCCGCATTTTCTATGTTAGCTCCATCTATCATGATGTCTGCTTCTGGAATTATGCCGGTTGTAGCCGGGTTTACTCAACTTGGAGCGATTGTTCCTAGTCTTGCAGCAGCTCTACAAACCGTACCTGCGGCGTTCCAACAAGCAGCACAAGGTGCTATGATGTTTGGACAATCTCTGGGACAAGGTATTATGGCTTCTGCTCCTATGGTGATTATGGCAGTCCAACAGTTAGCTATGCAAGCAGTTATGTCTGCTCAAATGGCGTTCCAACAAGGACAACAAATCGGTGTTAAGTTTGGACAACAAATTGCTACAGGATTGATGTCTCAGTCTGGAGCCATTACATCTGCCGCTCAGTCAAGCGCAAACATGTCCATAAATTCTGTAAGAGGTACTTTCTCTCAAGGCGGAGCCATTGGACAACAATTTGGATCAAGCATTGCTAGCGGTATTTCCGGAAGCTCTGGTTCTATTACGGGATCATCTTCTAGTGTGGCAAACAGTTCTGTAAACTCTATCCGTGGAGTGTTCAATCAAGGTACTTCTCTTGGTTCTCACTTCGGTGGATCTGTGGCTAGTGGTATTTCTTCACAATCAGGTTCTGCTCATGGAGCAGGTTCTAGTTTGGCACATTCAGCATACAATGGTGCGTCGTCTGTATCATTGAGTTCTGCTGGTAGCTATGCTGGTTATGGTTTTGCAAATGGTTTGGCAGCATCTGCTGGTTCTATTTATGCCACAGCTTCTGCAATTGCGTCCAATGTCGCAGCAACAATCAGAAGAGCATTGGATATCCACTCACCATCTCGGGTTACTAAAGCTCTTGGTAAATTCACGGGACAAGGTTTCGAGATTGGTTTGAAAGATACCGGATCTGCAATCTTCAGAACTGCTAAAGGTTTGGCCAATCAAGCCATTGAAGCTCTGAATGTCGACGATAGTCTATCTGGACTCCTTATGGACAACATTGACATGACTATTCAACCAACAGTCAAACCAGTATTCGATGGATCTCTTCTGAAAGATATGAACAATCTTTCTGGTAAGATGAACGGTAACTTGACATTGCCATCAAGTTACACTGATAGGTTCAATCAAAATGGCAACACAACGATTACTAATTCAGACACATACACAGTTAATGTGAATGTTGAGAACAGAGGTAATCAACCAATTAATCCTAAGGAACTTGCTCGTCAGGTTCAGGATGAATTGAAGAATATGCGTGACGCAGCTTTGCGTTCTAGAGGGGAGGAAATCGCTTGGTAAGTTTAAAGCCAGGTGAATTTCTTATTAATAAAGTAAATTCATCTACTGAAAAGATACTTATCCAAGATCGTCCCGATATCGAAGCACCCAAACGTCGGCAGGTTCATAAAGAGCCTGCTGGCTATGATGGGTTCTTGATTTATGATGATGGAGGATATGAAGCTACTGAAGTAGAACTTACTCTTCTTTATCATGGAGGAAGAGTAGATGATCCTACAGCTATTTCCACAGCCCGTAATAGGATCTATAAATTCTTCAAGTTTGGTCAATACGAGTTTAAGATGACTCCGTATTTTGATCCGGAGAAGGTATATTTGTGTATACTAACCGAAGCTCCAACTTTTGAAAACAAATGGTACTATAACGGCGCCATGGTATTCAAACTCAAGATCAAGGTACAACCATATAAGTATTACGTGGATACTATTGACTCTTGGTGGAATATTCCTAAAGCAGGTTGGATGCGAAATCCTAGAATGTCCGACGCCAAACCTTTATTCCGTATAATTGGTAATGGTGATTTGGATATGACTGTTGGGTATAAGAAGATGATATTCACAGGTGTAGAAGGAAACATCTATATTGACTGTGAAAAATACTTCGTATATCGTAACAACAATGGAGTTATCACAAACGCAAATCATAAATGTAAATCAAAGGACTTTTGGCATATACCCTCAGAACAATCAGTACAAATCAATTGGAATGGTGCTATTAGTACCGTCGAAATGATTCCGAGATGGAGGGATCTGCTATGAAACCTATACTTTATGAACAATATGAACGAGACTTTGAGTCGAATGGTATTGGTGTATTGTGGGACGCTCTTGAGTGTGAGGTTCATGAAGTCCGTAATGCCGAATTCGAGTTAGAACTCACATATCCATACAGCGGTCAGTGGTTTAATGAAATCAAAGAAAACCGTTACATTCTTGCTAAGCCTAATGATACTGATTTACCTCATGCATTTCGTATTTATGAGGTAGAAAAGAATACCAAAGACCAGACAATAAAAGCTAAATGCGTGACAATCACGGATGACCTAAATGGTATGCTGGTAAAAGCGGCTAAAGGTAAAGGTACTCCGGCCACAGCATTTGCGCTGGCCAAACAAAATGTTGTTGGTGGTCCAGAAGCAGTTCCTTATGAGTTTTATACAGACATAACCGATAACCTAAAAGACTTCGAATTTCTTCTTCGGAATATGCAAAGCGTGTTATCTGGAGAAGAAGGTTCGCTTATCGACTTATGGCGAGGCGAGATAAAACGGACAAACAACTATATTCATTTCCTTAGAAATCGTGGTAAACAAAATGTTACTACTATTCGTTTAGGAAAGAATATGGAGAACTTTAAGACCCAGGTATCTTTCAAAGGTAAATTCACAGCTATATTACCTTATGCTAAGTACACTAAACGTACAGGTAATGGAAACGATCAACAAGAGATTTATGTATTTGGTGACGTTGTTAAGTCAATGCACTACAACTCATATTCTCAAAAGAACTTGAGACCTGTAGATTTCTCAAGTGATTTTCAAAATACTAATCAAGGTAATGGAGATCATGAGATCACAAAAGCTCAGGTCGACAATGCGGCTAAAAACTATTTCACATCTAGAAATCCTGGTTGTGATATTCCTAGCATCCAGATGACTGTTGAGATGGCCGCTCTTAGAGATAGTAATTTATTCGATGAATATACCATTAATCGTTTAGAGACTATTGGTCTTTGTGATACTGTCGATGTGTGGGTGTCTAAATGGAACCTATCCACTACTCTTAAAGTCCGCGAGTTAACTTATGACGTTCTAAAAGAACAGATTAAGACAATGGTAATCTCTGATAACGGTAAAGGATCTACTAGCTACGGGTCATCTTTAACTTCAACAGTTAATTCTAAAGTCGAAGGAGCAGTCAATAACATCTTCTACAACAGCGGAGGTTTGTGGTCCAAGATCGTTAACCTTACAGCAGATGGACATAACATTATCAATTATCAAACAACCCAACCAACTTCTGCTAGAACCGGTGATCTTTGGTATAAAGACATGGGTAACGGCAAGGTCCAGCTCAACATTTGGGACGGATCAAAATGGAAGCGAGTTGTGGATTCTGATTTCGAAGATGATGTCAACAGAACGGTGGCAACTCATTTTGCGGAAGTTGAACAGAAGATCAAAGACGCTGAGGAAGACTCCAAGGAACGAACACTACAGGCATTAAGTAAAGCTGAGAGTGCGTTACTGCAACTTAGAGACCTCCCACAAACCGGAGAATTCAACAAGATAAAAGACCAAATTGGTATTTATGAGCGGGTTATTGGTAAAAACGAATCCGAGGTTAAAAAGAATGTTACAGGAATGGTTATGACTCCTGAAATATTTCAGACCGAGGTATTTGCCAGAGGCGTACTTGGGTCAGTTCTAAATCCACCACCTAAAGTGATTAATCATATTCTATCAACTGATGATTTTGCAGATATGA